GTGAAGTAATTTATAATCCTCCATTCGGAGCTAATTTAAATGTTACTGAATCAAATGGTGATATTGTTAGAAGAAGTTATTTAGGATTTTCAACTGAATATGGTATTGACGAATCATTCTTAACATATAAAGGTAAACAAAATCCGCAAGCGGGTTGGGAAGTTGCAACAGATTCAATTCCTTGGAATGTTCTTTCAAAAGGATTCCATATGGACTCAGGAGCAACTGTTGTTACAATTGGTAACATATATGAAACTAGTGGACAAACTGCATTTGAGTGTGGAGTAGCAGATTTCAGAGTTGACCCAGAAACTCAAGAAAATCCTTACTATTATATCTATTCAAGAAAATACACAGTATGTTTTGCAGGTGGATTTGATGGTTGGGACATTTATGAAGAATCAAGAACAAATACAGATAGATTCCAATTAGGAGCATCAGGTTATTTGGCGGGAGCTTATCCTTCTTCAAGATATCCGACAGCAACAGGTGATGGTATGTTCAAGAGAATTATTGTACAAAATAATACTCAAGATTTTGCAAACACTGACTACTACGCTTACTTACTCGGTATTTTAACTTTTGCAAATCCTGAAGCAACAAACATTAACGTCTTTGCAACAGCAAGTATTGATTATGTATTTAATTCAAACTTATGTGAAGCGGCAATTAATATGATTCAATTCCAAAGAGCTGATTCTGTATATATTGTGACAACACCTGACTATAACATGTATCTACCAGATTCAACTGACCCTCAAGCGATTATCTATCCACAAGAGGCTGTTGATAACTTAGATAACACAGGAATTGATTCAAACTATACAGCTACTTATTATCCTTGGATTTTAACAAGAGATACTGTTAATAACACACAAATCTATTTACCAGCAACTGGTGAGGTTTGTAGAAACTTAGCACTTACAGATAATATTGCATTCCCTTGGTTCGCATCAGCGGGTTACACAAGAGGTCTTGTAAACTCAATCAAAGCGAGAGTTAAGTTGACTCAAGAAGATAGAGATACACTTTATCAAGGTAGAATCAACCCAATCGCAACATTTGCTGACGTTGGAACTGTAATTTGGGGTAACAAAACACTTCAAGTTGCTGACACAGCTCTTAACAGATTAAACGTTAGAAGATTGTTATTACAAGCTCGTAAGTTAATTTCAGCTGTAGCGGTTAGATTGTTATTTGAACAAAACGACCAAGTTGTAAGACAACAATTCTTGGATAGTGTTAACCCAATCTTAGATGGTATTAGAAGAGATAGAGGTCTTTATGACTTCCGTGTAACGGTATCTTCTTCACCTGAAGACTTAGATAGAAACACTTTAACAGGTAAAATTTATCTTAAACCAACTAAAGCTCTTGAATTCATTGATATTGAATTCTTTATCACACCAACAGGAGCTTCATTTGAAAATATCTAATAAAAATAAGGGGGAGTTAATCTCCCCCATTTTTTAGCCAACAATGAGAACAAGAATAATAGAAGGATTTAAAGACGACAAAACACCAGATTTAAAATATTATGCCTTTGATTGGGATGATAACATTGTTCACATGCCGACAAAAATAATTGTAAAAGATGAAGATGGAGAAGAGGTAGGTATGAGTACTGATGACTTTGCCGAACATAGACACCATATCGGTAAAGAAAATTTTAAATATAAGGGTCACACAATTGTTGGATTTGCTGAAGACCCATTTAGAAATTTTAGAACTGCGGGTGACAAAGATTTTGTAATAGATGCAATGAAAGCCAAAGAAGGACCAGCGTTTAATGATTTCAGAGAGGCAATCAATAATGGTTCAATATTTTCAATTATTACTGCAAGAGGTCACAACCCCAACACTTTAAAACAAGCAATATACAACTATATCATTAATGATTTCAACGGAATCAGTAAAGATGAGTTAGTTAAGAACTTAAAGAAATATAGAACTTTTTCAGGGGAAGAGGAGATGTCTGATAATGAGTTAATTAAAACTTATTTAGCTCTCAACAAATACCACCCCGTTTCTTTTGGAGACGAAAAAGGTGCGTCTAATCCTGAAGATGCAAAGGTTCGTGCAATGGATGAATTTGTGGACTATATAAAAGGAATGGCTGCTGTACTTAATAAAAGAGCATTTCTAAAAAATGATATAGCTAATAAGTTTGTACCAGGTATGCCTTCTATTGGGTTTTCAGATGATGACCCAAAAAACATAGAAGTAATGAATAAACACTTTAAAAATAAACCAGATAATATAGTTAAGACTTATTCTACTGCTGGAGGAATTAAGAAGGAAGTTAAATAAGAATATTCTTTTTTAAAAACAAAGTAAAGGGAAAAATTTTTCAACACCACTATATTTATCAATTATAAACATAGAAACAAAAATTAAATAATATGGCTGATTTACTAATGAAAATGCCTCTTCCTTATGAGCCGAAACGTCAGAATCGTTTTATTTTAAGATTCCCGTCAAGCTTAGGAATTAATGAGTGGTTTGTAGAAAGTGCTGCAAGAACCCACATTACAATTAACGCTACTGAAATACCGTTCCTTAATACATCAACATTTGTTGCAGGAAGATTCAACTGGCAAACCATTAACGTGGTGTTCAGAGACCCAATCGGACCATCAGCGGCTCAAGCTCTTATGGAGTGGGTTCGTCTATGGGCGGAATCAGTTACAGGTCGTATGGGATACGCAGCAGGATACAAAAAAGATATTGACATTGAAATGTTAGACCCAACAGGAGTTGTGGTTGAAAAATGGATTCTTTATGGTACATTTATGACAGATGTTAACTTCAATCAGTTAGCTTACAACCAAGATGGTTTAGCTACAATTGCGGCAACATTGAGAATGGACAGATGTGTGTTAGTGTACTAATACTCTTTATAAAAATTTATTAACCCTTATATTTAACCGTATAGACATAAACTATACGGTTAATTTTTTTATATGCAAGACCAATCAAGAGAATACGGACAGAAAGACTTTTCACTTCCACATGACGTGGTTCCTTTACCATCAGGTGGAGTGTTCTACAAAAATAAAAAGAAATCATTAAAGGTAGGTTATTTGACCGCTGCTGATGAGAATATCTTAATGGGTGGGGTTAACGATTTAGCCATTAACTTATTGAGAGCAAAAGTTTACGAACCAGATGTCAGAATTGAAGATTTGTTAGAAGGAGATATTGAAGCGATTTTAATCTTCTTGAGAAACACTTCTTTCGGACATGAAATGGTTGTAAACCTAACAGACCCTGCAACAAGAAAACCATTTCAAGTAACAGTTGATTTAAGTGTGTTAAGTATTGTTGAAGGTCAAAAACCAAATGATGACGGTACATTCTCATTATTATTACCAAAGTCACAAACTTCAATTAAAGTTAAACCATTATCATATGGTGAAATAATGGAAATTGAAAAAATGGCTGACTCATATCCACAAGGTAGAGTTGTTCCAAAAATAACTTGGAAACTTACAAAACAAATTGTTGAATTAAATGGTTCACCCGACAAAGGAGAAATTGTTAAATTCATAGAACAAATGCCGATAGCGGATTCCAAATTCTTAAAAAAGTTTATGGATGACAATGAACCAAAATTAGATATGAAGAAAACAGTAACAACCCCATCAGGAGAATTGCTAACGGTTAACGTTGGTTTTGGGGTGGACTTTTTTCGCCCTTTCTTCTGATTATAGAAAAAGTCAATTGGATGAATTCTACTATTTGACCAAGTTATTGAATATTTCTTATAGTGATTTTTTACAAATGCCGATATTCACAAGAAAATATTTGTTAGATAAATGGATTGAAGAAAATAATAAAGACTGAATTTTCAGTCTTTTTGTATTTATAAGAAAAGTTAATATATGGCTGAACAACAAAATCCGAGTGAATACTTCAAAGAACTCACTGACAAGTGGGAAGCCTTTCGTAAAAATGGGTTTAAAGAATTTTTCACAGATATTGCACAAGGGATTACAAGTTTAGAAACTTATGGTGCTGCCGTCAATAGGACGTTTGGTGAAACTAGAGGAAGAATTAGTGAAATCAAATCAGCATTAGCGGATGCTACTCCTCGTATTGACAGACTTGGTGGGGATATCCTTGCAGCTCAAAGAGCAATTCAGGATATTGCTTTAGAAAGTAAAAGAAATGTCATTGCGACAACGGAACAAACAGAAAAACTTTACGCTGCATTCAAAGTTACTAATGTTGAAGTAGGAACATTAGTTAAAAATTTTAATGATGTAGGTGTTGGCATTGGTCAAATGTCAAAACAAATACAAGATTCTGTACAATATATTCAAAGTATTGGTGGTAACACAAAAGAAGTTTATAAAGTTGTTACTCAAAACATGGACCAACTAAACCGTTATCAGTTTGAGGGTGGTGTACAAGGATTAACAAAAATGGCTGCACAAGCATCAATGTTAAGGTTTGACATGAACACAACTTTCAGATTAGCGGATGGTTTATATAAACCTGAAAGAGCTATTGAAGTTGCATCCGCATTCCAAAGATTAGGATTAGCAGTAGGAGACTTAGCCGACCCATTCAGATTGATGAATGATTCAATTAATAATCCACAAGGTATACAAGATAGTTTAGTCAATGTTGCAAAACAATTTACTTATTTAGACGAAAAGACAAAAACATTCAAAATTACACCTGAAGGGGTTATAAGACTTAAAGAACTTGAAGACCAAACACAAGTAAGTGCCGTTGAAATGACAAAACTTGGGTTGGCGGCAAAAGAGGCCGATTATAGACTTTCAGCAATTAGTGCCGTTGGATTGAATGTTAATGAAGAAGACAAACAATTACTTTCTAACATTTCAAGAATGGGTGATGGTGGTGAATATGAAATTAGTATTAAAGATAGTCAGACAGGAGAAAGACGTTGGGAAAAACTTACAAGTATATCTCAAGACCAACTAGCAGCGACACTTAAAGAACAAAAAGAAGGTCCTAAAACATTAGAGGATATTGCTAGGTCTCAATTAGATTACAGTCAAATGGTTGCTGGTGACGTTCAATCAATTTATCATGGATTAAAATATGGGTTTGCTAGTAGACAATCAGAAAGTATTGAAGGTTTAAGTAGATTAACAGATGCTATTACAGGTACACTTTCTGACTATTTTGGAAAAACAAGTGGAGGTAAAAAAATGGCTGATATGGCTTCAACAGATATTAATCAGTTTTTAAAAGATTACAACGACCCCAAAAAAGGTCTTGCTGAAGCAAGTGCGGCATTCTTAGAAACAGTAGAAAAACAAAGCCAAACTCTTGGAATGGATTTTAAAGAAGGAACACTCAAGGCATTTAATATGATAAGTGACAAACTTACTAATGGTAAGACAGGGGTTGAAAGAAGCGGAAAGGCTTTAATTGACAAATTATTGGGTGATTCTAGAAAACCAAATATTGAGAAAGGGTATTCCCCAACCTATAGTGCGTTGATGGGTAAATCAGACCCAATAGATTTAGGAAGTAAAAGATTCCCAAGAAACACACCAGGAGATGCTTTACCGACGTCTACAAATACCAAGACTACGGTAGATGTTGGTGGTAAGATACAAGTAGAGTTTACTACACCTAATGGAAGTGAATTGACAAAAAAAATGTTAGATGATTGGGCAAACAGTCCACAAACTAAACAATATTTTATGAGTTTAACTGCACCACAGAATCCAACAAAAGCTCCAAACCAAACAACTTACGGTAATTAAAAATTAATGACTAACCTATTTATATAAAAAGAAATTAATGCCAAGTCCGTTAGATTTAGTTAACTCAGAAGCTTTTAGGAAAAAACTAATTGTTAAGAATCTGGTACCTTATGCGAAATCGCCTAACAGACCTACGCCCCCAACTAACTACGAGTATATTCAATCTGATGGTTCAGTTATTGATAGTCCTGATGCGTTAATTGATGAACCATCATTTGCAAACAAATTATACCCACTAAACGAGTGGGGTGCTGAAGGTGGATATAGACAAGTTCCTGACCCTAACGGACTCTTAAATACAATTTCAAACCAAGGTGAATATGGTCCTGGACAACAAGACGCACATATTCTTGACCAAGGTATTGCTGAAGCAAAGAATTGGAAAAAGGTTAATGCATACTCAAACGGTGGTCAAGGTGTTTTAGATGCGGGTGAATTCATCACAAATCAAAACCAAGGTGGTATTACCGCATCACTACAGTTATACAATAACCAACCATATCCAACAACATTCAACCCATCAAGTTATCCTTCAATCGGAATTTTATTATCACCAGACCCACAAGGTAGTAATGGTTTATTAAGTTCTGATTCATATATTGCTCGTTTAGGTGCTCAAGTTCTAAAGAAAGAGTTTGAAAACAGAATTGCATCTGAAATTAAAAGAAATACGATTGGTAGGGCCAATGTGTTTAATGTAAGAAGTGGAACTGACATTCTTAATTTAGTTACAGGTAGAGTTCCATTGATTGAACCTAACTACACAATTACAGTACCTTCTAACCCTATATTAGCTGCTACAGATTTCGCTCTTAGACTAGCTGGCAGTATTTTACCAGTATCACCAATACCAGGTTCTTATTTTGACCCTAACACGTCTTTAAAACAACCTACAACAATCCAACAGATGAACAATGCTTTCAGAGGAAGTACTGTTGGTAGATTCTTTAATAGATTATTGGGTGGTGGACAAACAGGTTCACAAATCATGTATAACAACATGGGTGGTGGACAAAAATCAAGATTGTTTGGTAACCTTGATTATAACAAATATAAGCCAAGTTTTGATAGAACTTTATTTGATAGATTAGGTGGGGCTATTGTAGGTTCAACAACGGACAACGCGAACTATTATGTGGGTTCATTATCTTCAGACCCATCAAGAGTATTCTCACCAGCAGGTGCAATACCTGTAAACTCATATGGTATTGAACAACAATCACCAGTTTACGGACCAACAGAGTTGGCACAACTTTATGAAGGACCAAGTAGAGAAATTAGACTTGGTGCTAACGGACCAACATATAGTAATGGTGGTGGTGTTGAAGGTGGAATGACTTGGGTATCACCCAAGTATAAAAACAATGCGGGTTTCAAAGTTGGTATTGGTGGGGCAATTTATAATCAAGACGAAGACTTTAAACCATCATCATATAATTCAACAGAGTCAACAAACATCCAATTCAAAGGAGGTTCAATATTAGATAATACTCAAAGAATTATTGATAGCCAACCACAAGGTGGAAAGAGATTACAACATGCGGGAAATGCAATTGACCAAGTTAGTAAAGTATTCAACGATGGATATAAAGAAATGACTAAGGGTTCAAGAGTTATAAAATACACAGGAGATATTGGACAAGAGGTTGGAACTGAATATTGTAGAGTTTTTGCTAAAGATATTCCTTATTTACAATACAACGATTTACAAAAAGTTGATGGTATTACAGTAAATGGAAGAAGATTTTCTAATTCGGTTTTAGATAACACATATAACTTAAACATTTATCCTAACAAACAAGAGGGTGGACAAAGTTCAACTAACTTGATTAACGGACCTGGTGGGTTAAGTACGAATGTTGGTTACGCTAAAAAGTATATGTTCTCAATTGAAAACTTAGCTTGGAGAACTTCAAATACGCCAGGGTTTACATCAAATGATTTGGCACTTTGTGAGAGAGGTCCTAATGGAGGTAGAGTTATGTGGTTCCCTCCATATGGTTTAACCTTCAGTGAAAATGTTAATGCCAACTGGAATCAGAGTGAATTCCTTGGAAGACCTGAGCCAGTGTATACATATAAAAATACATCAAGAGGTGGAACATTACAATGGAAAATAGTTGTTGACCACCCATCTATTTTAAATACAATTGTTGATAAAGTTTTAGGTAATGAAACAAACAAGACAAGAGTTAATTCTATTTTGGATTCGTTCTTTGCAGGATGTAGAAAATATGATATCTATGAATTAGCAAAGAAATATTATACAATCAATCCAAATGATTTGTATCTACTTCAAACAGCTATTACAACAAAAGATTTAACGAGAGAGCAATTAATTTCAACAAAACAAACGATTCAAACAGGATTCAATGCACCGAATTCAGGGGCAGACTCAATAAGTCAGGCAACAACAGCAGATAATAAATATTGGGAA